CTTTAATATCTTTAGTTCTACCACAATTATTACACATAACTCTCAATTCTCTTTCTGATCCAAATGTCATCATATAAATGCCATGTAACAAAGCCTCTCTATCTTTAATCGTTGTACTCCGCAAAAAAGTTTCATAAGTTTTAATTTCTGGTGGCTTACTAACTAATGCATTCCAAATTGTTTCATTAATAAGTTTAACAGAAGATGCAGCTGTAGTTAAAGATGATCTTATTCTGCCAACTTCGGATACACTTAGTCCTCTGACTCTGTACTCCAATCCCATTTGGGGTGTTACTACTGAATACTCTGGATATCTTATTGGAAGTGTTTCCATTATGATACCATACTCTGAAGGATCTGGGGGTCTTCTTAAATCAACCATATTTTTCTCCTTTTCTTAAAAAGTTTTTGTTTTTCTTTTGTTTTATTCCTTAGATCAATTGTTTTTCTCAAACAAATTGATTAAATCTTTTACATAGTTTTCAGATTCTGCATCTAAATTAACAAATTTAACAGTCCAATCTTTAGATTTGTAGAACTGATATCTTAAATAAGCACTTCTTACAAACCAAGATACTTTTTTGTTCAATAATTTACTATACACACTTGGACCTTCTATATCAACTAAATCTATAACAATAGGTTGTTTTTTATCTTCTAATTGTCTAAGTACTCTGCCCACTGCCTGTTCTGGATTGGTAGTTGGGCATGACATAACTAACATATCTAAATCTTTTCTGTTATTACCATCTCTGCACGCACCATATGTTGAAAAAACAATCTTTTTGCTATAGAATGATTCCATTAGATCTAATGTATCTGATACATCTAGAACCATTTTTTTGTAAGTTTTATTTGAAACAGCACCTGGTATGAAAATACCAACAGATTCCTTTGGTAATTGACATGCTTTAGCCAATGTTAATAAAGGTTTTATGTTTTTGCCTAGTATTAATATAGTCCTATCTTTTTCAAAAGATTTCTTAATCAATTGTGAAACTTTATTATTGTAGAAATCTGATTTATACATCTGAGTATAGTATCTTGAAAGTTGAAACTTCCCACCATACATAAAGTAGTTTGAATTTTTAAACACTCGAAAAGGTAAAAAAGTCATAAACACAAGAGGTTTTAACAATTCATTTTCTTCTGGCGGATAGTAAATAACTGGACCTAAATGCATATCTAGCAAATCTGATGTACCATCTGATCTGTATGGTGTAGCACTTAAACCGTAAGTTCTTTTAGATTTGATAAATATAGATGACTTAGAAAATTGTTCAGGACCTATTCCAACATGACATTCATCTATAATCAGAATTCCAATATTAGCATTCTGTAGTTCTCTCAAAAAATCTTCTTTGTTGTTGGAAATTGCATACAATATGATATGTGGTGTACTTAGTATAATAGACTTTTTAAAGCACTCTTTATAATTCTGACTACTCAATCTTCCAATTTCACTTTCTTTAATTGTAGTGTGCTTCAAAAGTTCATCTTTCCATTGATCTAATAACTTATCTTTATGTGCAAAAATAATCGTTCTTCTTTTATAATGAGAGATTATACTTGTTGCAATAACTGTTTTACCTGTACCTGGTTCTAGTCTCAATATACCATCATTTCTCTTTGTAAATTCATCTATAGCTTTTCTTTGTCTTTCATTTCTTGGAATCACTTTGCTTTCTATATCTATAATTTCACCTTCATCAGATTCATCTATAATTTTATCATTTATCTTCTTATAATATCTAGGTATCAAAATATCACTAGTATTTAATTCCTCATAAAACTTAACTTGTTTAGTTGTTTCATCCCAATTGATTACTGTTCTTGTTAAATCTGTTTTTATTTCATCAATGTTTAGATAATCTTTAGGTATTATTATTCCAGAAGTTCTTCTTAAAGTCACTTTTTGTACTCCTAAATTTTAATAGAAAATGTTTAGTTTTTGAAAAAATTAGAAACTAACAAATCTTCTTTTGTATATATAATGTTAAATAGTGTAATAAAAAATTTACTGATTTAATCTTACTTTCTTTTGAAAATCTAACAGTTTGTAAATTAGATAAAAAATCTGTTATATTTTTCTTCAAATTATACTTACCAACATAAACTGAACCACTTAAGATTTTTCTGATTAAACTTGTTCTATTTCGTTCATAACAAAAGGTTTTTTTGACATCTGTTACTGCTCTGAATAACAAAACTAATAGAAAACCAAGACTTTCTTTATATTCCACACTAGATATTTCCTCAACAATTTCTGATGCAACATTTTGCAATACTCCAGAATATTTAGCAGATAACAATACTGCTCTTTCGTCTATTTCCGAATAAACACATATTCTATCTGTTATCATAATTGACAAATTTGATTCAGAAGTTTTAACTTGTTCATCTTTATCAAAATCATCTACAACAAAAGTTTCTCCTGGAATCACAGAATAATACAGATTAGCAAAAGATTTCAATGATTGAGCTATTCTTGATCTTAATTCAAAAACATATTTAACTAACACTTCATCATCTATTTCCGATTTAATAAAATCACTTTTGTATTTATCCAAAACAACCTTGTTTAAATAAGATATAGATAAAGAAATAGATTTCTCTGTTTTAAAAAGATGTTTTGAACTCAACTTGGACAACGCTAAATTCCACTTACTTTCATTACATGTAAGAGGAAACATTATCTTAATCAAACTTGTATAGAACTTAATCGAAAGAAAAAGAGATACTATTCTTGAAAATTCATAATCTTTAACTTTAAATGTGTATATTAACAACATAATTAAATCAAGAGTAAAATCATCATTAATTAATTTGAAATTTCTATATTTACTTCTAAATTGTTTCAAAAATAACTTTCTTTTCTCTCTATCTAACTTCAACATATATTCAATATCAGACTTATACTTCAAATATTTTGACTGATAACACGGCTTATCTAAATTTGATATCTCTATTGCAGCTGAATTAGCCATATATCTCTTAAGATCTTTGTAAACATCATTTGATAATTCGACAAACGAATCTTTTATTACAAATTCAGAATTTTTCATCATTAGTTCATTCCGTGATATTATTCTTCTCTTATATTTACTGAAATACCACTCGATACAACATACAATAGTTGGGGTGTGTATCTTAACAGTTGATCTTGATTTAAATCTTCAAGAGCAAAGTTATAAAAAATATCATGATTTGGTTTAACTACAACACAACGTTTTACACCTCTAACACTTTTGACAGCCTCTTGTATTTGAACAACACTTATTGAAGTATCATACCCAAAATTTTCTGCTAGTTGATAAATGATAGCTTGTTTAATTTCGTCTGTTATTGATGTTTTTTCTGTTTTCTTATATTCACCACCAGTCAACTTATTCGCATCAATCCACACATCTACAACTATCTTTAATGGTATGGACTCTATTAAATTAACTAGTTTATATCCATTGTATATAAGTTTTGTTTCAAAACCGCTAACAAGATAAGGCTTGTATAACAATATATCGTTTGGCTTCAATATCAGAGGACCAACCCAATCACCTAACGTATCAGAATATTTTAGTAAATATCCAGTAAGTGTTTTTGGAATATTGTAATCAGATAACCATCTTTTACTTTTTTCATAACTCGTGATTGCTATTGCATCATTATCTGATGGACAATTGGGTAACTCGTCTGGATCAATAGCTATTATAGTTTCCCGTCTTGAAAGCTTGTTATACTGTAACATATTAGTAAGTAATCCAGTTGCAGTAGAAAACTTAACATTTACAAAATCAGTTAACATCTTCATTTTTTCTGGTCGAAATGAAATAAGTTCATGTATAACTAGATTTTCAAACTTTTCTATTTCACCATTCGCCTTCAGATGTTCAACAAAACTAGAAGAAAAAGACGGAACTTCATAAATTCTCCAAAAGTATCTATTATTGCATATCAACGATTTAACTCTATCAACTGGACTGTACATAAACTTTGTTAGATTCTTCTTAATTATAGTATCTACACTCCATTCTGAATACATGACTTTGTTATTATCACTTGTGAACTTTAATCTAATATTAAATCTTACTTGATCATCTGGATAATCGTAACAGTATTTACTCAATGTTGGATATGTTCTCAATTCTTGTTCGGTTTTAATCTTTCTATTAGTGAAAACAATCGAATCTGCACCAGAACTACTTGAATCAAAGTATAAATAGTATGTATTTGGTGTACCTTCAAGAGATATTTCACACAGAATATTCGATGCAGTACCATCTTCAAAATTGAAATAACCAATGTAAGAATAATCTAAGACAGAACATGTTAGATCTATTGAAATTACATCATCGGTTTGTCTTGTTAACATCAATGTAGTAGGTTGTATAAATAAAGTATCAAAATTAGATACATTAAGTTTTGGAACGCATTTGTTATTATCAACTACATAATAATATCTGCATTCTTTGCTTTTCTTATCTAGTTCTATATCAAACGCAGAAACAACATTTTCTTTTTCTATTAACTCTTCTTCAATATCGTAAGTATGAGTTATTGTCCCTTCCATAACTGTAGTTTTATCTCCTGGTAATGAACATCTTACTAAATTATTGCTACCTATAGCCATTTCTAAAAAATAACTACCAGAAAAATCTCGACAACTTAATTCAGAATATCTCCTCAATCTTAATACATCAGAATAATCATCATCTTCGATTAATACTATTTCATTTCGAGTTGGAACTATTGAATTATCGTAAATTAAATCTGTATATAAACAAACTTCATTACATTTAAGATCTGATCTTTTTAAGATAGGAATAGAATAACGTATGGGTAAACTTGGACTTAATTGTTTTATATCTTGATAGTCCGAACTCGAAACTAATCTGTTATGAGATCTAACATGAGCTATTGCTGATTTCCTAACCTCTTCTAGTGTTGGATAATCTGAACCACCTGTAGCAGAACTTAGATTAACAAATGAAACATTAACATCTAAAGTTGTTCCATTAATATTAACTTTCTGTAAAGAACTTGAAGTATTAATAGCACCAGAAATTACATTACCTTTTGAACCTTTCGTTGCTTGTAGAATAACAACAAATAAATCCTTTATGTTGGGTTGTTTTCCTATAATATTATTGCCAAATATTAACTTCAATTCTCTTTCTGTTAATCTATAGGTATAATATTTCTCTTCTGGTGATAACAGGAATAAGGAACTTGTATATTCCCAGTTATCCATCCCTTCGACATTTTGTCGTTTGTAAAATTCCTCTTCTGTTATATTACTGCTGTAAACCTTGATATCAGATAAGAATGCATTTTCGAGTGGAATTGTGTGTGTGTAAAATTGATACGGTTCTAAAGTAGGTACATAAAACATTTCATATATCACATCCGCTTGTATCATCTCTATTGTAAAAGCAAGAACTTCAGAATCATCTATTGTTATAATGTTATACGGAATTTCTTGAACTTGTCCCGATTCATCCATAGCTATAATTCTTGCAACACTAAATTTACTAACTTTTTTATTCTTCTCACCGATAGTAGAAGTAAAGATTGTTTCAACTTGTACAGTATTTTTACTTAAAAAAATTATATCATCACCAGCTACAACTCTAAGTGGTTCTTTACCAACACTGCTGTATCCATTTATCATTATAGTTCCGCTTATTCCACCTAGTTCACCTATTGGTATTGTAACCAAAACAGGAACAGTTGCAGAAATAGCCAGATTAGGTGTATAACCCAACATATTAGAAAGATTAATAACAGATTCTCTCTGCCTAGCTCTAGTTAAAAAGAACTCCCTATAAACAGAAGAATTATAGAAAATTAAATTTGAAGCTAAAACAGACAACACATTTATTAGATAAGACAAATATGATGATTTACTAATATCAGCTTCAGTAAGATCTAAATAGAGTTTACAATAATCTAATAAACTCTTTCTTATTTTATCTCTAGAAGCAAAAATTTCTATATTCTTATCAAAAAGATCTTTCATAATAAGTTTTACTCCTAATGCACTAGTTATTCAAACTTTTTTGTAGATAAAAACCACATCTATCAAAAAGCAGATTCACTGTTTTACTCATAAAAACAATCTTATTTTGCAAATCCAACAACTTGATGGCGTTAGATGCAGGAAGTATCTTTTTAGCTAAATCATAGAATTGATAATGTCCGCTTACTTGCTTATCAATCTGATACTTATCAAAAGGTGAATTTTTTAAGTTAATAAGATACAACTGAAAATAATCACTTTGATGAGCCAAATTAACACTAGTTACTGAATATAACATCTTAACTTCATCAAGTTGATGAGGTTTTAGATAACCATATGATAAATCAACTACATCATTTTCCAAAGGCTGTATACCATACAAAGATGGCAATATAAATTGACTTGAAGGTTCATATATTATTCCTCGATCACTAGATTGATAATCCATTCTAACCTGATCTACGGAATAAATAGGCAACATATAGATCTTTTTCCATCTAACTCCCGATAGAGGACCAACACCACCTTTTTCATAAGATCCAGATAGCAATTCATCATTATCTAACACTGAGTTTTTCATATCAATTGAATAATATGTAACAGGATAACTAGCTATATATGCAGTACCATAAATATCATAGATAAGTTTAAAAAAGTCTTCTATGTAATTATAAATTCGAATCCAATTAGTTAACATACTAGTCTAGCATCCTTTTATACATTATCATCAGGAGGAAGAGTTTTCAAAATATCTTCATCTACAAATATATTAACAGATTTCTTTCTATCTTTATAATTTACAACTAAAGTAACACAGAAACCCTTATGATCTTTCAGAAAAACAACTTGAGGAGAAATACTCGCGCGATTCTCATATCTCATAAGACTTGAGTTTATTTCTGATTTAATTGCAGATTCAGTATTTTCATCGCATGGTTCAAAAACATATTTATACAGTTCACTACCATATTCTGGATCAAAAATATAACTACCTCTTGGTGTCAATAATATATTAATCAAAGACTGAATAATAGCATCTATATCTGTAACCTCACTTAAATCTGCATTAGGAGAAATTAACGGTACTATATCTCTTATAGAATCTTGATTTTCATATTTTTTCTTCAAAAATGATTCAAAATCTGTAGACATAAAACTAGTCTCCTAACAACAGATGTTGTATTATTAAGTAATTACAAGCATTTAATACCAATGTATTAAAGTTTTGTCCTTTTGATAAACTCTAAACTGTGTTTGTAATTTTAATAGTCATCAAAGGTGTATAAACAACCACCATTTGCTGCAATTGGTGTTTTCGCAATATCATTCAGTTCAACAAATTTGTAATCAAAAACTGATAGTTTGGTGTTTGTATTACGTATAGGTGAATAAATAACAAATGGAATAGTAATAGTACCATTCCTGTGCTTCAAAACAGTAGCTTTAATTGCTCTATATTCTGTTTCACCAACTAAAAAGATATCTTTTTCTGTGTTTTGTAAAAACAAAACAAAATCTGCTTTGTTAACTTTTTCAATAGATTCAGAAATTTGAGTTAACGATGGTGCTGCTTTAACATCATAGCCTTGTCTATTAAGTTGCGTAGCTGTAATAATAGGCATATCAAAATGAACAGCTAAGTTTTTAAGTTGTTGCGTAACAGAAGCCAATTCTCTTCTATATTCTGCATATTTCTGTCCACTACATAACAAATCCAAATAATCCAAATACAAACAATTTAAATTATACTCCTCCTTAAGACTTACAATAACATTTTCTATGTCATAAACTGAAGTTAGAAATGAAGTAACATACTTAAATATCACATTAACATTTTTAGCCTCTAATAAACTCTTAACTTTATTTTGTATGCTGTTAAACAGTTCATACAAACGAGCTTTATCATGTCTACAACTAGCAAATTCTTTCATCAACAAAGAATATGGTGTCTCTGTTAAACAACAATAAAATCTAATAAATGTTTCATCAAGCAAATTTTCAGCTGTAATATAAACAAATGTTCTTACTTTATTGTTATTATCATTAACAAATTCTGTAGTACCTTTAATTGCATTAACAAGTAAATTAATTAAGAACATTGATTTACCTATTCCACTAGAACCACCAATCAGATATAATCTTCTTGATTCAAAACCACCCATTGAAAAAACATAGTCATCTAAAGATCTAAAACCGGAAGGTATAACTTGACTCCCAGAAATTTGTTTATCAATCTCCTTAAAAACACCTTCATAAGAATCTTTAGATAAGTTAAGCTGAGAAGCTTTTAATATTGTTTCATTTCTGTCTATTTCTAGTAAGTTCTCATGTGCTTTAGCAACCGCTTTTCTCCACTTTGATATTACTTCACTATCTTGCTCTACATTTCCATTTTCTAATTTTTCAAAAAGTTCAACAAAATCCTTTTTGTTGTGAAAAACTTCAAGAACCTTCTTCTTATTTTTAATTGTTTCAATATAAGCAGATAACTTATCATCAGTTAGTTCTTTTTTTAAGTTTTTCAAAAGTTCACAATATTGATTTAGTTTCCAACTCCCTAAATCAACAATCAAAACTTGAAAGTCAAAAAAATAATGCTCTAGTCTATAGTCAACTAACCATTTCAACAAACCAAATAATGTTTTTTCAAAACCAGAAATATCAGGTGATTCCATTATATTATTATCTTGTTCATAGAAATCAATCAAATCTCTAATTAGTTCGACTGTATCTCTTCTTATCTTTTCTGAAACTAGAACAGATAAGCAAATACGTATAAAACTATCTACAAACATATAAGAACCTCAATGTGGAAGTTAAGTTCTTTAAACTATATTTTTCTTGGAAACAAGCACCTCATCTTTTTGCATGTATTCTGAAATTAAATAATCGCACTTTTGTAATGTGTCCTTAGGTGATTCTTTGTACTCTTTGAATAGATTCAATGAATTCAAAAGAGATAATGATCTAATCCTAATCAAATTTGAACTAACTCTAACACCACCAGTTAACATAATCATAAGCTTATCTAATTCATTAACCAATTCATTATATTTACTAGAACTATCTTTACAACTCGAATATAACTTATATAATCTCTCTGAATCCTCTATACACCACTCTTCTACTTCTTTAAAAACATGTAACATTTGTAATGTACTGTAGATATATGCTAACTTTGAAAATTTTGACTTGGCTTTCTCTTCAGAATTCAACATCAAATCTAATAAAGAATCTGATTTATCAATATTAGATTCATCATCATATTCATAGATCTTGAAGTTTTCACTATTTACTGTTGCTATACCCGTACCAGAAATAGCTTTATTAATCAATCTACAGAAAAGTTCATAGTTTGTTAGATCTTCAGAAGTAGGTTTTGTTTTTTGAGTAACATCATAAGTATCAAGGTGTGTTGATCTTAAAATTAGTTTTCCGACTCTTCTTAATCTTTCGTCGGTATAGTATGTATATCTGCCCATACACACTGTTCTAAATAAAGTAGAACTATCATATGTGATCTGAACATCAATATCAAATAGGTCTTTAATAATTCTTTCAAACATTTTATGACTTATGATTTCCTTCCATTCACTTCCACCCAAAACATGGAATCTAAATTTTTTAATGTTTGTATCCTTTAAGTGATCGATAATATAAATTAGAGGAATAGCATACAATAAATACGGTGGAATATTAGTACCTATTCTTGAAAAACTAACTAGTCCCCCAGTAGAAAAGTTACTAAAAGCAGTTCCATATTTCTTAAGTAATTCCCTATAAACTTTGTTTATTAATGGTGTTCTGAAATGTTGCACATAAAACAATTTCGACCTTATTTCATCACTTAATTGACTAGCTAACATATATGATTTATCAGCTAGTTCCTCCATGTCTTCAGATGAATTGAATATATTTACAGAAGAACCAGGAACTATATCTAATAGAAAAGCATAATCAAACAAATCTGATTTTTCTTTTAGAAAACAATTATTATACAGTTCTATAAACTGCGGTATTTCTGTTCTATCAAAATAACCAACTTGCATACTATAAGCACCAGAATCAACAATTATTTCACAATTTTTTAAGAAACGACATTCTTTAAAACGTTTTAATACTTCTGTATATTTATCAACTAAAGAAGTGTTTATTCTACCTTTACTCAATATTTTCATTCGTTTAGCTGAATTCTCAGTCAGTCTAGTAACAACAGAACCAATAGATGTTAAAAACTTATTAACATTGTTCTTTAAAAAACTATCAAAAGATTCAAAACTAAAACGATCTGGATACATTTCAACAGCTCCATTTAGCTCAGAATAGACAGTATCCAAACCAGCACAAACGTAATTACAGCCGTTACTATTTTTTGACATACAATACTCCTTTTCTTATAATTTGTTATAAATTTTATACTTTTCTTTTATGATAACCCCAAATATCAAAATGTATTCTGGGTGAATAGCTTAGTGAATTTTCTATACAAAATTCAGCTGTTTGTTTACAAGCAATTTTGTATTTCTCATCTGTGTAATCATCAATATCAACTAAAGGCATAATTTGAACTAATTCTTGTACTAGTCGATCTGGTACAAAATTCTTTAATCTATTAATGAATTCAATTATGACAGATTCTAACTCTTGATTGTACAAAAGTTTAAATCTAGCAATAGGAATCAATAAAGATAATCTTTCCGGTCTATTATCAAAACCATTTACATAATATGTTAGTATATCATCTATTGTAACTTTTGATTGATAACTTCTTAAATCAAATTTAGGTGAAATAACAAAAACCCCAACATATGGTTGACGTTCCCTTGAAAAAACTAGATCGCCATTAAACAATTCTACTTTAGATGTTGTTTTATCCCAACTCTTAGGTAGATATAATCCGCTACCCAAAGATACTTTGTTATCAAATGTAACAAAACTCTCAACTATTTTTTCTAGTCTATCCATAAACGTTATTTTTCTACTAACAATATCTTCAATATTGTCAACCAAAGTAGTTTCAAAATCAACCTGAAAACCTTTAACATTACACAAGTAAATAACCAAAGGAATTAGTACATCCAAATTTTTATTTAATAGTGGTTCACCACCGGTAAAAACAATAAGTTTAACTGGTCTACTTCCTTTGTAAGCAAGACTTGTAACTATCTCCGCAAACTCCTTGATACTGTTTGCAGATTCATAAACTTTATACTCTCGATCTTCTAATGATCTCGATGCATACTTGCTATCGCAAAAGGGACAAGATAAAGAACAGCCAGATAGTCTAACAAACACAGTTGGTACACCACATGAATAACCTTCACCTTGAATAGACTTAAAAACTTCATTAATTTCTAACATAACATTTCCTTTCTTTTTTTATTGTTATAAAATTACTTAAACTCATCTAACCTCAAGAAAATTGAATCTGTATCTTGATACAATACATATTCAAGATTCTTATTATCATAATCAAAAATAAAGTCGTTATCAACATCAAAACTTCCGTTCTTTAAGTACTTATTTAGATGATATCCAGTAAACTTAGTTATCTCTTGTCCAGTTAAAGTAATAGTACTAGCTAAATCTGAACAGAAAAATCTGAAAGCAGGGAAAGCCAAAACACCATACAAAGAATTAGCCAAAGTTTTATAGGCCAATTGAAAACTATCATATTTCTTAACAAGATCAGAGTTTCCTTCTTTCTTGCTTTCTTTCATTAGACTTTTGTATTTAGTGCGTTCTAACATAATTCTTCTGATTATATTAGAGAGAAAAGACTCTGTTTCTTGATGACCCTTAAATACACATCCAGATATCGTTACTATATATCCTTTTTCTTCTAATTTCTTCAAAAAATCACCATAAGTTATAGTTTTATTAACTCTTCTATCTTCATACATTGGAAGCATAGAAACTGTTAACATTTCATTAAGATCAATTTTATCCTTCTTATAGATTATTTCGTATGCATTTTTAGGATCAATTTTAGCTATATAAGTATCTGGACCTATATTAAACGTTCTGATTATAGATGGATACAATGATGAAAAGTCAAAATCAACTAAGTATGAATATCTACCACCTTTAGGAGTTCTAACATATCCACCTGGTATGTATTCACCATTCGAAGCATAACAAACACTTCTGCAAACTAAATTATTTTGTTTAGCAAAAGTTAAACACAAAGGATCAACTAAACCGATAGTACTTTCGGATGATCTCCAGGTAGTACCGCAGATTTTAACTATCGTGTATCTTTGATTTATAAAATCTAATGCATCATCTAACTTTTCTAATAAAACGACATCCATTTTAGCATAATCTAAAAACAATTCTATATTTTCTGAGTAAATTTTATCTATTGATCCACTAAATGATACTTTACCAACACCTAAGTACTTCTTGGCTATAAAATCTAATGCATAGCTCTCTTCTCTTGAATATGTAAAAAACTTATACAATTCAAGCATATCTAATACATGAATACCATAAATAAAGATCTTGAAACTCTTACCAATGTTATAATATACAATCCCAAGAGGAGACAATAAATTCACGTTGATCGAATTTTTTTGCATTCTACCTATAATTGTTAGAAGATCAAAATTTATAAAATTCCAACCAGTCAAAACATCCGGATTTTCTTCAGAAACAACTCTTGCGAAATGCAAAAGTAGATCTCTTTCACTATCAAAAATTTTCAAAATATAATCATCGAACTCTCTCTCACTCAAGTTTTTTGATTTTTCATCAATACCAGTCAAACGATTTAGACAAACAACTGTTTTTTTATTAGTAACTTTATACGTAATACAAGAAATTGGTTTTTCGGCCTTTTTTGGATCTGGGAACTCCAATTCACCAGAAGAAAAAACTTCTATATCAACAAACATCTTTTTAAGATTATAAAGAGGTTCCACATTTTGTCTTTTGAACTTGTAATCTATTGTGCACCTCAATTCAGGAGAAACATCTTCTTCATAACTTGCAAATTTTTGTGATTTATCACCAACACCTTTAACTACAATCAAATCAACATTTTCAACTGGTAATATAAACTCAGAATTACCAAGAAAAGTTTGTCTTGTATTCACATAATAGTATTTTTCTGCTGTTGTTTTATAGTACTTTTTGTTCTCGTCTGAATCTTTGAATATATATAAAACAGAATTATCATTGTAAACATATTGACAATCAAACAACATAAGTTTATCATCATAGAATTCAGAAGGTAATTCTATAGAATAACAATTTGTAAGTTTTACTTTGTTTTGTGAAACACAACTGCTGTTAGTTAAATTAGTTTGCAACTCTTTTTCTAAACTTACTTCTAAAATTTTACTAATCACACCTTGTTTTTCTAGTCCAACAAGATAATTTTCAACTTTTCTAATATCAGAAATAAATTGTTTACCTTCTTCTGATTGTAATCCGTTAGGTTGTCTCATAACATAAGATGGATGGTAAGTTAACACCAAAGGAATATTATTATAGTCAAAGAAATTACCTCTTAACTTTGTTATTCCTTCATTATTCTCATTTAGTTCAAAAGCTTTCATTGCAGTTGAACCTAAAACAAGTATAATTTTTGGTTTAGTTTTTTCAATCAAAGCTTGCCAGTTACCTTTACATTTCTCAACTGCCTCTTCTGGTGGTGTAACTGTTTTTCCATCGACTATATTAGTACATAAAACAACATTGCTAATAAAATACTTATACTGATTTAATTTCAAATCGGAAAAAACTTTTCTAAATAGTTGACCAGCCTTACCTATTAATGGTCTATTTTGTTTCACCTCTTCATGAGATGGTGCTTCTGCTATAACAAATAGATCAACAGAAATTGTTTTACTATTAGTTTCTCCTATACATCTTGGTTGTTCAAAAAGTGGACAAGATGAACAATCACTAAACTTAGAACTTTTTCTTGTAATGTTTTGTATTATTTCGCTCATAGCAGAAAATCTCCTTTCTGTTAAAAAATAGAAACAAATTTTTAGTTTTCAAAAAGATCCGAAAACAAATCAATCATTGTATTTTCTTCGTTTAATTTTTCTCTGTTGTTATAACGTCCACCAAAGGGTTTTAGTAATTCATCAACTCTATCAATCCATGCAAACTTAACCACACTATCGACATCTATGATATAATATTCAGGAACTTTCTCAACATCTTCAGGTATAACAATATAGTTATTATTTAATAACTTAGTACTAACTTGATTTTTTCTTAAAATTTGAGGTGCATTTACATTATTAACATCTACACCTTTAATTCTAAACATATATCCTTTTGAACCAGCATAGAAAATTTTGTATTCGAGTTGATTCCAAAGCTCCATTCCTAGAACATGAGGTGGCTGTCTTTTATAATCATTAAATGCATAAGAATATGAAACTGGTCTACCAATTTCTCTTAAACCTTGAGAAGACAATTCTCTCATTTCGCATTCTGTTTTCTTATCAAATTCATCAATTTCATCTATAGAAATTTCAGGATTCAACAACAAACCTATAAGTTCCTCAACCTTTTTCCTAGTTACTGGAGGATAATCACTTCTTTTTGGCACAAGTCCAACTATTCTTATTTCATCTATATCAACACCCTCCTGATTAATAACTCTTAAAGCATACTTCTTTTTAACATTCAAAAAATAGCCTGTTCTAATAATAAGTTCTCTCTTAAGATTCAATATACTTTTCTCCTTATTAACACCATGCAATCCAACAAATGTTTCTAAAATTTTTTTTGATGCATTTTCTATATCGATAGTTTTTTCAGAGACTCGAAGTAAATGTGTTTTCTCTTGATCTGACAACATTCTTTAACTCCTTTTGTTTTTGTAGATTGAAAAACAATATTTAATGTACTTCAAAAAATCTCTTTTATCTAAAGAATACGTTTTAAAGTTATTAAAATTTTCGTTTAGAAAAATAGTCAATTGTCCATAAATTGAAAAGTTTTTCTCAAGAAACTTTATAGGATTGATACTAGATAAAATATCATCTGTTAATTCAATAGTCTCATCATTTTCTTTTATCCACTTAAGTACTTGAATATACGGGGAAATTTGATATGCTTTTCTCATTAAGTAATTCCTCAACTGTATTGTTCTTTGAATAAAATGTTAACAAATATTTTCTAGTGTAATAAGCTCTTGCTGAATTATCATTATTAAATGATTCTTCTGTCAAAAATCTTGAAAGATATTCTGATATAATTTGACTGCTATCTTCCTTCATAGGCAAATATATATTAGCAGCACTGAATGCAGCCAATCTCCTAAAACAAGCTTTACATTTTCTGCACCCAAAAAAACTAACACTTCTAGAACTTTTCTTAAGTTTTCCACAATGATAATAATAATAATTTGTATAAGAACTAGTTAAATAGTATGAGTAACAACTATACGTTTTTTCAAAAAGTTCTAACTTCTTTTTAGTTCTAAATGAATATAAAGCAATCCATTCTGATTTATCTCTAGTATCTAAAACAGATTCAACTCTTATCTTTCGATTGTTTGATATTGTTAACAACTCTGAAAGTTTATTTCTAAACTCTATGCTACTATCGTTAACATTATCATCTTTTGGTGCAGCAAAATATATAACATCGCAATTAAGAAAACTTTGTACAATGATAGCAATTAATGCATTTCTATTAGGTATATATGCTGTTTTTGAATCTTCTATTGATGACATTTTAAGTCCATTTAAGAACACAACATTTTTAACTCTCCATAAACTAAGCAAGCTCTTTTCTATACTTGAATACATACTCCCGACATCAACATAACATTTTACAGGCGTTTTGTTATATTCACTTTTAAGAATCCAACTAGCAATTTTACTATCAACTCCAGGAGTATACAAAAGAACTTCTTTCATTTAAATATTTTACTCCTGTTTTAGTCTTTTCTATCATTGTTGTTTAATTTGTTCTTTGTTTCCAACCAAACTTTAGTTATATACTTCTCTTGTTTTAATGAAACTGACCTAAATTTTTTCATAAGCTCTCTAATCAATATTGACTTCTTTCTTGCTTTTAAACCTTGATATCTAATTGTTTTACCAGCCTCAGCCAATCTTAAAAATTCAGCAAACTCCAACTTCAATCTTTCTAAAAAAACATCATAAACATTTAACTCATATTCTTCATTTGTAATCATATTGAAACCCTTTTTAATTACAACAAATTACAATTTATAAACAACTTTTTAATTTTCACTCTTAATTAGTTTCTTCAAAATTTTACTACTAGAGTATGCTGTCCTCTTTACAAAATGTATTTTCACATGAAATCTAATGGCTTCCATTCTTTCATCTGGATCTATTGAATCTTTATAATCAGAACCTTTTACCCATAATTTAGGCCTAATTATTTCAAAATAAGATGTAAT